AGAAGACCGCGAAATTCAGGGACTAAACCATGGCCGTCATCGTACCCGATCTGCCGGAACTCTTTGAGGAAGCCTTTGAACGGGCTGGCCTCGAGATGCGCTCGGGCTACGACCTCAAGACGGCTCGCCGGTCTTTGAACCTACTCACGCTCGAGTGGGCTAACCGCGGCCTCAACCTCTTCACCATCGAGTCGGGCACCCTCGCCCTGACGGCGGGGACTACGACATACACGCTGCCAACGGGTACTATCGACATCATCGAGCACCAGATGCGTACCGGGACTGGCACCGCTCAGACGGACACTGCGCTCGAGCGCATTTCTGTTTCGACCTACGCTCAGCAGACCAACAAGCAGACCACTGGGCGTCCGACGCAGGTGTTCGTGCAGCGTCTACCCACGAGCACGACGGTTACGTTCTGGCCCACCCCAGACAACTCGCAGAGCTACACCCTGTTCTACTACCGCCTGAAAGGCATCGACGGGCTGGCCTCGGGCATCGGTGCCGATACCACAAACATTCCTCCGCGCTTTGTACCCGCCCTCGTTGCGGGTCTGGCCTACTACATCGCCATGAAGAAGCCGCAGGTTATGGATCGGGTGGTCCCGCTCAAGCAGATTTACGACGAGCAGTTCGAGCTGGCAGCCGGTGAAGACCGCGACCGCTCCTCGGTCAGCTTTGTGCCGTTCAACACGATGATGATCGGGGGTGTCTGATGCCCGCATACGCAAGGGGAAGCAAAGCCCTCGGCATCTGCGACCGCAGTGGGCGTACCTATAAGCTCTCAGACCTCGTCTGGGAGTACCAGAACGGCGTCAAGACGGGCTTCCGAGTGGGCCGTGACATCGCCGACCCTGACCAACCACAGAACTTCTTGGGCCGCGTCAAGATCAACGACCCACAGGCACTGCAGAACCCCCGCCCAGACTACGCTCCGGGCAACGGGCTCTTCGGCTGGAATCCCGTTTGGAACCCTATTCAGGATATGGTAGGGTCTGTTGGAACCGTGACTGTGGTCACAACGTAAGGAGATCGACATGAAGGGTAAGTTGAAAGTTACCGCTTCCGGGGGAAAAAATCCGGGTGCTAACTTGAAGCCGGATAGCAAGATGGCCCCCAAGAGCAGCAAGCGCCCGCGCACCCGCAGCGACAAGCAGTTTGAGGTCGAGGCTGACGCCGCAGCTGATCGCGCCATGAAGCACTCGCAGCCTCCGACGCTGGTGTACAAAGCCATGGGCGGCAAGCTCAAGATGGTCGAAAAGGGCGGCAAGAAAGTCCCTGCGTTCGCCGCTGACGGCGTCGGCAAGATGGCCATGGGCGGCAAAGTCTCCGAGTACGGCGGCAAGGAAATGTACAAGTCCAAGGCCGCGATGATGAAGCACGAGGGCAGTGAGTCTATGGCTGAGGAGCGCAAGGAGCGCAAGATGGCCATGGGCGGCAAGTGCCGCGGTATGGGGGCTGCTTCTAAGGGCGGCAACTACAAGGGCTAACAGATGAATTATACGCAACTCACTGCCGCACTGCAGGATTATCTCGAGACTCAGGAAACCTCCTTTGTCTCTAACATCCCTACGTTTGTTCGGCAGGCTGAGGAGCGCATCTATCGCTCGGTGCAGATTCCCGAGCTGCGTAAGAACGCCACCGCCGCCACGACGTCGGGCAATCAGTATCTTGCCCGGCCTTCTGACTTCCTATCGGTGTTCTCGCTGGCCGTCGTCGACGGCTCTGGGAACTACAGCTACCTCTACGACAAGGATGTGAATTTCATCCGCGAGGCCTATCCGGGCCCGTCGACGCAGGGGCTGCCGAAGTACTACGCTCAGTTCGACGGCGACCAGACCGGCACCGAGGGTAACTTCATCCTTGGGCCTACGCCAAACGCAGCATACACTGTCGAGCTGCATTACTACTACGACCCGCCGTCTATCGTGGATACGGGCACTTCGTGGCTCGGCACCAACGCCGAAACCGCCCTCTTGTATGGTTCGCTCGTCGAAGCGTATACCTATCTCAAGGGGGACGCCGATATGCTGCAGCTCTACACAAACCGATATATGGAAGCCATGGCACAGCTCTTTGGCATTGATCTACGCTCCAAGCGGGACGACTACCGCGATGGGCAAATGTCTGGGAGCGGCTGATGTTCCTAGCTTCTCTCAACCTTCCCTCGACGCCAATCGTCAACGTCATAACCACCACTGGCCGAGGACACACGCCCGAGGCGCTGGCTGAACTCTGCGCGGCTAAGCTCATTAGTGTCTCTGACGAGGCCCATCCAGCTATCCGCGAGCAGGCGAAAGCCTTCCGAGCCGCCATCGTGCATGTGGTCACGCACTATATGAAAGAGGCAGTTACCAACGACCGCGTTACCGTGTACAATGCGCTGGTAGACGCAGGCCACCCACAACTGGCTGACGCCATTCGCAAGCTATAGGAGGCTACCTTGGCCATCACACAAGCAATGTGCACATCGTTCAAGGACCAAATCCTTGAGGCCGTGCATGACTTCCGCTCCTCTGGCGGCGACGTCTTTAAGATCGCTCTCTACTCGAGCGCAGCGACTCTGGACGCGACCACCACTGCCTACACCTCGAGCAACGAGGTTGCCAACTCTGGCACCTACTCGGCTGGTGGCGGCACCCTGACCAACGTCACCCCGACAACGTCGGGCACCACGGCCTTCACCGACTTTGACGACATCTCGTTCACGTCGGCCACCATCAACGCCCGTGGCGCGCTGATCTACAACACGACCCCGACGCACACCTACACCAACCCATCGGTGGCAGTGCTGGACTTCGGCGGCGACAAGATTTCGACCAGCGGTACGTTCACCATCCAGTTTCCCGCAGCTGACGCTTCGAACGCCATCATCCGCATCCAGTAAGGAGCTGCCATGGCCCTCGTAGTAGCTGATCGTGTCCAAGAAACCACGAGCACCACAAGCACGTCCAGTTACGTCCTGCTAGGTGCTGCCGCTGGCTATCAGTCCTTCGGGGCTGTGTTGGCCAATGGAGACACGACCTACTACGCGATCACCAACGACACCGACTGGGAGGTCGGCGTTGGCACATACTCGACCACGGGTCCGACCCTAGCCCGCACGACCATCCTCGCATCGAGCAACGGTGGCTCAGCCGTAAGCTGGGGCGTTGGCGTCAAGAACATCTTCATCTCCTACGCCGCCTCGAAGTCCGTCTATCTGGATGGCAATGGCGACCTGCTCGTAGCGGATAAGATCGTCCACACGGGTGATACCAACACCGCGATTCGTTTCCCGACCGCTGACACGGTGTCCGTCGAGACGGGTGGCACTGAGCGCTTCAAGGTCGAGAACAGCACCATCACGACGACGGTGCCTGTGCTTCTCCCTGCCGATCCGACGTTGCCCCTGCAAGCGGCGACCAAAGAGTATGTGGACACCATTGCCTCGGCGGGCATCCACTACCACGCCCCTGTGCGGGTCGAGTCTCCGATCAACCTGAATGCCACCTACAACAACGGCACCTCTGGCGTTGGAGCCACGCTGACCAATGCAGGGACGCAGATCGCCCTTGTCATCGACGGCGTGACTGTTGCCACCAATGACCGTGTGCTGGTGTACCAGCAGACCGACCAGACCCAGAACGGCGTCTACGTCGTCACAAATACGGGCTCTGGCAGCACCAACTGGGTCCTGACGCGCTCTGACGATACCGACACCTATGGCCCCAGCGATCCTGACGCTCTTGGCGCAGGCGATGCGTTCTTCGTGCAGCAGGGCGCTACGGGTGCTGGTGAGCTCTACGTCTGCAACACCGAGGGAACGATCACCTTCGGGACGACGAACATCACGTTCACTCAGATCGCCTCCACCGCGGTGTACACGGCTGGCAGCGGCCTCGCTCTCACTGGCACGGTCTTCTCGAACACCGCGCAGGATCAGGTCGTCACGCTCACCCAAGGCGGTGCCACAACGATCACGGGAACGTACCCGAACTTCACGATCACCTCGACAGACACGACCTACACGGCAGGTGGCGGTATTGGTCTCACTGGCACGACCTTCTCGGTGGCCGCAGGCAGCGGCCTGACGCAGGACACGGACGGCCTCTCACACGCTGACACATCATCTCAGGACAGCGTGGACAACTCGGGTGCTGTGTTCATTCAGGACGTCAGCCTTGACGGCTTCGGCCACGTTACGAGCCTCGCCTCAACCACCATCACGCCCGTGCTGATCGGGGCTGCTACAGCCGACTCCCCGGTGTTCACTGGCGTTTCCTCCTTCCCCGACGGCACGGCTGCCGACCCTTCAATCACGAACACTGGTGATACCAACACGGGCATCTTCTTCCCGGCTGCGGACACCATCGCCTTCACCGAAGGTGGCGTTGAGAGCATGAGGATCAACGCCTCTGGCGACGTGGGTATCGGCACGAGCGGCCCCGGCCATCGCTTGGACGTGAGTGCTGGGCAAGCAACTGTAAAGATTGGGTCGTCAACCACATCCGCTGGTAACGAACCAGCTATCTTGATGGAACACGCTGGGAACAACTCCTTCCAGATAAAGGGTGGCGCGAACCTGATCTTCTCCAGCGATGCCGGAACAAACGAACGCATGAGGATCACCACATCTGGTGACGTGGGGATTGGGACGAGCAGCCCTACAGCAGACCTTTCCGTCGGTTCGACCACGACTTCTTCTGGCGATGTGCACTTGCGGACCACCAAGACGACGTTTGAAGTAACCCCAAGCAACTCGGACGGAGGCGGCGCGGACATCAACGTCGGCTTTGTCGCTGGAGGCCAAGGTCCGCTCAAGTTCAGCATCGGTGGCGCAGAGCGCGCTCGCATCGACTCCAGCGGGAACTTGTTGGTGGGTGGTACGAGTGGCAGTGATCGGCTGTACGTAGAAAACAGCCTCCCCACAGCGTACAGCGCTTCTAACACTCTGACCGCTCCTCCTCTTACGTGGTTTTATAATACCAACGCCACCGCCGGTGTCGCTGGCACGATCCGCCTTGACGGCGGAACTTCGGGAGGCAATGCGGCGACCACAATCTCTGCGGTTCATACTGGAAGTGGTTCTTCTGCGCTCACCTTTGGGACGCGCCTCTCGGGCTCAAACGTAACAGAACGCGTTCGCATCGACGCTTCCGGCAGTGTAGGGATTGGGACGACCACTCCGGGGCAGCTTCTCGACGTCAACGGGACGGCTCGGGTCACCAGCTTCGGTGTCGGCACCGCTGCTTCTGGAACCACTGGCGAAATCCGTGCGACGAACAACATCACGGCTTACTACTCTGACGACCGCCTCAAGACCCGGATTGGCGTCATAGATGACCCCATCGGCAAGGTCATGTCTCTCTCGGGCTTCTACTACGAGGCCAACGAGACCGCGCAGGCTCTTGGCTACGAAGTCAAGAAAGAGGTCGGCGTCTCCGCACAAGAGGTTCAGGCTGTCATGCCCGAGGTGGTGGCTCCCGCCCCCATCGACGAGCAGTATATGACCGTGCGGTATGAACGCCTTGTGCCCCTGCTCATCGAGGCCATCAAAGCACAGCAGGTCCAGATCGACGAGCTGAGAGCCAAGCTGGGAGTGTGAGATGGTACTGCCCACAGGCACAATTTCAATGTCGCAGGTCAATACGGAGCTTGGTCGCTCTGCGACTGCTTCCTTGGACCTGAATGACGCTGCTGTTCGGTCGTTGGCTGGGCGTCCGACTGGGGCCATCAGTTTGGACGACCTGCGCGGCAAGGGCTCAAACGTATCCGTTGCCTACGTCAGTGGCGGTGGTAGCACCAGCAATCTTTTGTCATATTCTTTCACCTCTGTCTCCATCGGCGCTGCAGCAGGAGATAGGGTTGTGGCGGTGTCTGCCACCACAAACGCTGGATTTTTTCCAACAAGCTGCACGATAAATGGCTCAGCCATGACGAAGGCCAGCACGGGGAACCTTGCGAGTGCAGTTTTTTATGCAGCCTTTCCTAGCGGAACCACGGCAAACTTTGTCGTTACAATGAACGCGACCGCAGGTCAGTGCAACCTGCGAACCTTTAGGGTTACAGGTCAGACATCCACTGCGCCGCTGGGAACAAATGTCAGTGCGAGAAAGACGCCATTCTCGCCAACCACGGTATCGTTCACAAGTCGCATCGGGATGGGTGGTATAGCGGTTTGGAACTGCGTTGAGCCGAGCGTTACGATTGGTGTCAGCGGCATGACCAATAATGGGCAGTTTGACTTTGGCGGGACAGAAGACGGTATCGCCAGTGCTTCTAACTCTCCGGGGGGTACCATATCTGGAACTTTTACTGGGGGGTCGGCAGCCATTGCCGGGGAGGCCATCCTTGTGGTGTGGGGCTAGGTGCCTCGTGACGACACCCCGCGTTACTGATACACTGCCATAAACCCGAGAGAGGAGGGACATCATGTTTGGCTTTAGTCCCTTCTCCGCGGCCCCATTCTCGGCACTCGGCGATACGGCAGACATCGTAGTTGGCCTTGTAGGCGTATCCGCATCTGGTGCCGTAGGGGATGTCATCGCCCCCGCCGCCGTCATCCTCACGGGCGTCTCCGCGGGCACCGCTGTTGGTGATGTCGTTGCTCCGGCAGCAGTTATTCTCACTGGCGTTTCCGCCGCCGCGCAGCTTGGCGATGTTACCGTTGCAGGCTCCGCCCTCATCCTACCGACAGGCGTCTCCGCTTCTGGGCAGATCGGCACTGTCAGCGTCACAGGCTCGGCCCTCGTCCAGCCCACAGGCGTCTCTGGCGTTTCTGCCTTAGGTACCGTTATTGCTCAGGCGGGCGCTGATGTCCCCGTAATTGGCGTCTCCGCCTCTGGTGCTGTTGGTTCCGTCACCGTCACGGGCTCTGCGGTCGTTATCCCGCTTGGTGTCAGTGCCGTCGGACGCGTTGGTCAGGTCACTGTTTGGAGCAACATCGTTCCCAACCCCGACACGTCTTGGGACCCTCTAAACCCTGCCCCGCCCACCTCTTGGAGTGCGATCTCCCCCTCGCCCGGTTCTGCGTGGACGGAGGTCGATCCAGATGCTATAAATTCATGGACAGAGGTGGAGCCAACCCCGGCGACCATCTGGACAACCATCGCGGCGTGAGGATGACCTATGCCCAGTACATACACTAACAACCTCGGCATCGAACTCCCAGCCGATGGTGAACAGGACGGCATCTGGGGTGACGTCGTCAACGACAACATGAACATCCTCGACCGCGCCATCAACGGCTCGCTCGTCCTGTCGCTGAGCGGTACATCCTCAACTCTGACCACCTCGGACGGCACTCTCTCCAACGGTCAGTACAAGGCTCTAATCCTCGGCGGCTCCCCAAGCGGGACGCACACGATCACCATCGCACCCAACGACGCCCAGAAGATTTACTTCGTCTACAACCTGTCCGGGCAGTCGGTGGTTTTCTACCAAGGCTCCGGCACAACCGTGACTATCGCCAACGGCGACACCGGGATCATCTACTCTGACGGCGGAGGCGGCGCTGCTGGGGTCGTCAACCTGACCGATCACTTCGCCATGAACTCGGTCAGGATCACGGGCGGCACGATCACCGGGATCACTGATCTGGCCGTTGCTGACGGCGGCACTGGAGCCTCTGACGCATCGGGGGCAAGAACAAATCTCGGCCTCGGCACGATGGCTACGCAGGCCGCATCTTCGGTGTCTATTACTGGGGGTTCTATCACAGGGATTACCGATCTTGCCGTGGCGGATGGCGGCACTGGCTCCTCGACTGCATCCGGCGCACGGACCAAT